CAGTGGTGATGTAATAACAGTAGTAAGTGGCACATCCACTGCCAATTTCACCATTGCCGTTGCAGGCCGAAACACTTGGACCTTTGGCACCGGTGGTGATTTGACATTGCCCTACAATGCGGTATTGAGAAACACTGTCGGCGATGCTATAGCATTTGGCAACGGTGCTGGACAAAATTCACAAGGTGGTGAAGCAGTAGCCATTGGTACAAATGCTGGTTATGACTCACAGGGTGCTGATGCAGTGGCCATCGGTACCAGTGCTGGCGAGACAGATCAAGGTGAGAAAGCAGTGGCCATTGGAGACTCAGCTGGCTACATTGATCAAGGTGACTACGCAGTGGCTATTGGCCATGGTGCTGGTAATGGTACACAAGGCAGTTACGCAGTGGCCATTGGTATGAGTGCTGGCGAGACCGCCCAAGCCGCCAACTCTATTGTTATAAATGCCACTGGTGCAACATTAAATCAAACCACTGCCAACACATTCACTGTGGCACCAATTAGAAATATAATTGGCACTGACGGAGTATTACAATACAACGCAACTACCAAAGAAGTTTCATACAGCAATAGTGTCACAGCTGAAAGTTTCAACACTGATCAGATCACTGTGGTGGGCAATAGAATTACTACAACGGTCACAAACGCCAATCTTGAATTAGAATGTAATGGCACTGGTGGTGTGGTAATTAACACAGTAGCAGAGGCTACCACTGCCAGCACAGCCAGAAGTGCTGGTTATCTAGGTATCCCAGCAAGTGCAGTTACAACCACTGCTACATTGACCATATCAGATGCCGGTGAACACATTTATCTAACAACCACAGGGCAGACCATAACCATTCCAGCAGCCGCATCAGTGGCCTATCCAATAGGAACCACTCTTACATTCATAGCAGGACCAAGTGCTACCACAACGACTATTGCTATCACATCAGACACACTGAGATTGGCCGGTAGCACAAGCACTGGCTCAAGAACACTGGCTGCCAACGGTATGGCCACAGCAGTCAAGGTAGCAAGCACTACCTGGTATATCAACGGCGTAGGACTAACATAATATGACAGGCATATCAGCATTAATGGCCAGTTATGGAACAAGCCTTCCCACACTGGTATACAATTTAGATGCAGCCAACTATTCTGCTGTGCCTACTACAGGAAGCACAGTGGCTGGCGCCGGCGCACATACTATCACAGTGGCCAATGCTGGCAGCAGTATTTCTTGGCAATCTGCCAACGGTGGGGTATTTAGAAAAAGCAACAACGTGGGCACTGATGTTATCTATGGTGGTCCTAACTATGTTACCGGACAAAGTTACACAGTGTTCATGGCCTACAAACGCATAGCGACCTCTGATGGTAGACTATTGAACACACAAAGCGAAGCCAGCAAAGACTGGCTTATGGGCCTTTACAACGGCAACGACCAAACATTCTATCCTAACTTTGCAGTTAACCTGCCTGGCTCAGGTGCTGATCTTTTCTGGCATCTTGATTTTGCTACTTGGAACACTTCAACAGGTCTAGGACAACTATATTCTGCAACCAGTTCCTCGCCGTCAAGCGTGGCATTTTCTGCAACCAATGCCGGTGGCGGAGGTTTCGATCAGTTGCGATTGTTCAGTCGTTCATCAGGCAGTGAAGTGCAAACAGCTGATATAGGATTTATCAAAGTCTATAATGGTGTGTTAACTCTGGCCAACGTTCAGTCGCTGTATGCCACATATCGAGCAAGATTTGGCTGGTGATAAACAGTAAATATACTAAATGGGATAGACAATGGCAATATTAAATTTTCCAAACTCAGGGCTAGCGGCAAATGTAACACAATACACTGGCGACAACGGCATAACCTACACCTGGGACGGTGTTAAATGGATAGTGCAGTCCGCAGGCATTGTTGGCACTATAAGTTACACAGACTTGACCAACAAGCCCACTATTCCAACCAGCTTCAGCAAGTTAGTTAGTGGTAGTGCTGAGGTTGTGTTAATCACAGAAGGTCCTGAACCCTTTACAGTGTTTCCAGCAATCTCTACAAATGATCAACTTCAAATAGTCGGTTCTGAAGTTGGGGCTGTGTCAGGAGTTCTTACATTAACATCACAAACTGATACTCTTATACTATCAAACGGTGCAGCGTTTGGCGGTCTAAAGGCATGGACCTTTGGTTCCGATGGTGCATTGACTATTCCGGGTGATATCAAGAGCGACGGTAACATCAACATTGAAATCAATATCGGAGACTCAACCCTACGCCGTTGGCAGTTTGGTGAAGATGGTGCATTGACATTCCCAGATGGCACTAATCAAACCACAGCAGGTGGTAGCGTATCCAGCCTAGTCAACGGTGTTCATCAGTTAGAATTAGTTGTAAATGGCGCAACTCCATATGTTAATTTTCCAGCAGTTAATGGAGGAAATGTAATAATTCAAGGTAACCAGATTGGGGTAGAAGGTAGTGGTGCGGCAAGTAGAGCAAATCTGACATCAGCAGAGAGCGATGTGATATTAAGTGCCAATAGTGCCGTTACTCCAAAGAATTGGACCTTTGGCACAGATGGAAGTTTACGAATCCCAGGTGATATTACCAGCAACGGCAACATCAACATTGAAGTTAACTTGACAGATTCAACATTGCATAGATGGCAGTTTGGTGAAGACGGGGCATTAACATTACCTAGTGTAGGTAAGATTAATAATGGTGCGTATGACTGGACATTTGGCGCAGACGGTTCATTAACACTGCCAGCCACTGGTTCATTATCGGCAGGTAGTATATATTTTAATGGTTCACTACACACTGGGAGTCAAACTCAATATCAGTTTGAAGCAATTGTATATGAAGGTGGGCCAAGTCCTGTATATCATTCGAAATTATCACTGCCAAACATTGCAGAGATTTTTGCGGGCGAGGAACTTAGTCTTTCAACCTGGGGATCAGAACTTGCTGTAAAGGTAAGAAATCCTAGTGATTTTAGTGATCATACTTGGTCATTTGGCAACGATGGTAGTTTACAAATCCCTGGTGATATCAAGAGCAACGGTAACATCAACATTGACATCAACTTGAGTGATTCCACACTGCGTAGATGGCAGTTTGGGGAAGATGGGGATCTAATATTGCCAGCAGGTGGAGATATCAAGAACAGTAACGGTAACAGTGTACTGGGCAGTTTGGTCAACGGCACAGAAACCTTTACACTTTCCGCAGCAGGTAATGCAACATTCAGCGGCGAAACTGGCGGTAGTGATAGAGGTATCGTATGGGACTACGGTGCCGTTGCTGGCGGTGTTAACAGTAGGATTAGACAAGACGAAGATGGTCTAACTGTTCGTGCTTACACAGAGAACGGTGGAAATTATGCTGCCCCAGTACGAATCCTCACCAACCAAGGTGATAACGAACGAATTTGGCAGTTCAATGGCGCAGGAAATCTAACCCTTCCGGGTAATATAACATTGCCCAACGGGTCAGTGATAAAAGACACTGACTATGTTGCCGTAGCATTTGGTTTAGGTGCGGGCACAATCTCACAAGGCTTCTATGCAGTGGCAGTTGGTAGCGGTGCCGGTTATAATGGTCAAGGCAACGCAGCAGTGGCCATTGGCTCAGATGCGGGTGGAACCTCACAAGGCCTCAATGCTGTGGCAGTTGGTGGACAGGCTGGCAGTAACAATCAAGGTGCCAATGCTGTGGCCATTGGTATTCAGGCTGGTTATACCAATCAGGGCGCTAACTCAATCATCATCAATGCCACTGGTGCAACATTAAATCAAACCACTGCCAATACATTCACAGTGAAACCAGTGAGACAGGATGAGACAGCAGATGCAATGTATTATAATTCATCCACTGGTGAGATTACCTATGCTGACGCATTCTCGTTCAGTGTGGCTGCTGATGATTCTACACAGAGATTGGTATCCAACAACGAATCAATCAAGTTCATAGGTGCTGGCACAGTTACCACAGCCAGCGATGCAGAAGGCAATATCACAATTACCGGATCGGGCGGTGGCACTAGTATACCCACTGTGGTTACCACTGGAGCCGTTGGTGTTGATGGTGCGGCTCATTGCAAGGTGCAATTCACAGTGACCAGTAGCACAGAAGTGACCGCTGTTGGTGTTACTGCAATTGGTGTGTCTGATCCATCTAAAGGAACAGTTACATTATCTGGATCTCCGGCTACGGGATCATTCGATTTAGTTGTGGTTACCAACACCACCCCCGGCGACACTTATATATTAATACCTTTTGCCACAAATGCCAGCGGCACTGGTTATGGTGCACCAGGATTAGGCGCAGGAACAACTCCTTGTTTGGTAAGAGGCACCTTGATCACCATGGCGGATATGTCAAGAGTGGCTGTGGAGAATATCACATACAATGACGACATTCTAGTCTGGGACTTTGATCTTGGAGAGTTTGCATCGGCCAAACCTATATGGATCAAGAAAACACAGACAGCAGTGGTGTCTTGTTTGTTGACATTCAGTGATCATAGTGAATTGAGAATTGTTGGTGAGTCACCAAAAGCACATAGAATTTTCAACAAAGAGGCTGGCAAGTTCACATACGGCTCAATGCCAGAGACTCCAATAGGAACAACCACATTCAATGATCAAGGTGAAGAAATCACTCTGATCAGCAAAGAGTGGATTGTGGGTGAGGTTGAGTTCTATAATGTTATGACAGACTATCATATGAATCTATTTGCCAACTCAATTCTAACCAGTATGCGTTATAACAATGTATATCCTATTACAGATATGAAGTTTGTCAAGGACAGCAGAACACTACGCACCGCAGATGATTATCCAAATGTTGAAGAAAGATTATACAAAGGATTTAGATTGGCGGAACAAACACAAAGCGTTGAGGAAATTGAAACTCATATCCAATGGTTGCTAACCTTAGAAGTTGAGAGAGAAACTGAGTGCGTATGAAAGTGTTATTCTTGGATCATTACGGAGTGCTGTGTTTAAGCACAAAACCTGTTACAAGAACTGAGTTCAGTATGCCCACATCGGACGAATTTGCTGACACGGGTATAACTTTTTTCAGCGACTTTGATCCCGATGCAGTCTCAGTATTGAATGATATTCTACAGCGAACAGGTGCTGAGATAGTGATCTCTAGTGATTGGAAACGAGAAACCACACTGAGTGGAATGTGTGAGTTTTATCACAAACAGGGCATAGAAAAAATGCCCTTGGCATATACTGCGTGGTTGCCCGGGGCACCAACATATCACGAACAACGGGCTGGTGAAATACGCACTTGGCTAGATCAGCATCCTGAAATCACTCACTGGTGTGCAGTAGATGATTTGTATATGGGGACCTGGTTAACCAACTTTGCCTGGGCTAAATGTGTAGATCAAGGTATCAAAGATCCCGCAGTGCAAGGTCAGATACTTGAGTTATTGGCCACACAAGAGTTAGAGTTCAACGAACGGTAAATATACTAAAGAGAGCGAAATATGGCCATACAAGAAATTAATTTAGGTAATGTAGTCAATGACGGACTAGGTGACGACCTACGATCAGCTTTTCAAAAGGTTAACGCTAACTTTGCAGAATTGTTAACCACCTTTACTTTAACTGGTGCAAATGCTCAAGAAGTAGGCGCTAAAGTTTTTAAAGAAAAAACAGGCAGCATATTAAAATTTAAAAATTTGATATCTGGTACAAAAATTGTTGTCACGGAATTAGACAACAGTATCGAAATTCGTTCCACACAGCCAGAAGCTTTTACCAGTATTACCACTAATCAAGGAATAGTACAGGCAGGAGATAATACCAATATTGCCATCCAAGGTGGCAGCAATATCACAGTCACAGGATCCACCCCATATATCACTGTTGATACCAACTTGGATCTAAATGCATTACTGTTGGGTTTTGATTTTGGACCTGTTGGCAATCAGTATACCACAGCGTTACAAGTGTTATCAGCTGCTGCCAATGTGGACTTTGGCACTTGCCTAACCCCTGGACCATTTAACATAGACCTTGGTGCCCTGGTCTAAGGACAGCCAATGATTACTTGGATTACTCCAGCTGGCAGACTAAACATAGTAACCGAAAGGATTATTCTAGATATTCCTTTGGAGGCAACATCCACTGTTGGTCCTATCACATTTACCTTGCTGGCAGGTTCATTACCTAGAGGCCTAAGACTAGACATAGTGGTAACCACAGATAGTTCTCAGGGCACGGTGTTTATCAAAGGCAGTCCCACAGAAGTAGAAAAATACACAGTCAGCAGATTTGTCGTTCGTGCAGACGACGGAGAGGACATTGAGGATCGAACTTTCAGTATCGATGTTGACGGTTCTGATGAACCAGCCTGGCTTACTCGAGAAGGGTTCTTGAATGTAGGGGCGGGTGAAAATTATTTTGTTCTCGATAATTCGTTTGTGGATTTCCAACTAGAAGCAGAAGACACAGATGAAAGCATCGGAGATGTACTAGAATACTATCTTGTACCGTCAGGTGGAGAATTACCTCCTGGTCTGTCACTAACACGTCAAGGAAGACTATTTGGATTTACTGATCCGGTGTTTGCGCTGGATGTTGCAGGGCCAGGCGGTTATGATACCGAAGCATTTGATATCACAGCACTAGATGTAGCCGAGGCCAAAAGCAACGGATTTGATTCCTATCTCTATGACAACGTTACTTATGGTTACACCGAAGACAGTCAAACTCCTAGACGTCTAAGTAGGTTCTACACGTTTATTGTTGCTGTGTCAGACGGTGAAAATGAAATAAGAAGATTGTTTAGGATTTGGGTAGTCACTGAAGAATTCTTGCAGGCAGACAACAGTATACTGCAAATTGATACCAATCTGTTCCGAGCTGACGCTTCAAGTGATCGTAAACCTATATGGATTACCGAAAGCAATCTAGGTAGACGCAGAGCCAATAACTATATCACAGTATATCTAGATGTTTATGATCCTCCTTCACTGGCCGGTACCATTACATATATATTTTTGCCTACCAATGGTGGTACCTATAGATACAAAGACACTGGTGAAATAATTACCACCGGCCGATGGGAACTGAGTTCAGAGACTGTGTATTTTCCAGTGGCAAATATTAGAACCAATGATCCCGATGACTGGACTGTGATTATACCGGAAACTGTGAGCGAACTGCCACCAGGCATGGTGATTGATTCTATCACTGGAGAGATAGCAGGCAGGGTGCCTTATCAAAGTGCTGTCACCAAAACGTATCAATTCACTGTACAGGCCATCAATTATCCTGCCACACTGTCCTCGTTGGTCTACACCGTGCTGCTGGGCAGCTGGAGTTCTACTTTTAACTATACCATAGGACAGGCAGTGAGGTATGGAGATTTTATCTACATAGCTGTACAGTCCAGTAGAAATCAATTTCCAGATGCATTGGACAGCATATATTGGACCAAGGGTGTTTCCACTGTTGAAAAAATATTTAACATAGATATCATTGGTGAAATTGAAAGCAGTATCGAATGGATATCCGACAGTGATCTAGGAACCATCGTGCCCAATCAACCCAGTCAGAAATTTGTAGAAGCTAGAAGTTTGAGATACGGTGGCAGAGTGATCTATGAAATTGTCACAGGCACACTGCCGCCAGGATTGGACTTTCAGTCCACGGGTATCATAATAGGCAAGGTTAAACAATTTGGTGATGACAACGGGCCCGGACTCACTAGGTTCTACGAAAGAACTGACAGTTTGAATCCCAGTGAAGATAGTTCTACACTGTCTAGAAACTATACCCAGGCCTTTGACAACAACACCAGCTTTGACAAAACTTTTAAATTTGAGATCATAGCCAAGGATTCTGCAAACTTTGCAGAGTCGTTGAAAGCATTCACAATGCTGGTGGTAGCGGACAACACAAAAACTTTTGCCAATCTGTATCTCAAAGCATTTCAGACCAAGGATAAAAGACTGGATTGGTTTAATTTTATCACTGACAACAATATATTTAGATCTAATGATTTGTATAGACCCGGTGATACCAATTTTGGCATACAAACAGAATTAAAAATACTGGTGTTTGCTGGCATTGAAAGCCTAGAGGCTGTGAATTATGTACAGACCATGAGTCGAAATCACTATCGTAAACAGATACGATTTGGTAATCTACAGTATGCAGAAGCCAAAGATCCTCTCACTCAAGAAACTTTGTATGAAGCAGTTTATGTAGAAGTTGTAGACGAATTTGAAAAAAATGGCAAAAGCATCAGCCAAACTGTAGAGCTGCCTAACAACATCAACAGTAAAGTACTTGTAAGTTATGACACCATAAAGATCGACAGCAACATTCCTTTGATCAGCGACAGTGATCATCAACGAGTATTTCCCAACAGTTTTAAAAATATGCGAAGTCGTATAAAAACTCTAGGAGAAAGAGACCGCACATTCCTTCCCTTATGGATGAGAAGTATACAAAATCAAGCGTTTGTAGAAGCTGGATATGTCAAAGCTCTAGTTCTTTGTTACAGTAAACCTGGGTCAGGGTCCAAGATAATTTCCAGAATAAAGCAGGCCAGCTTTGATTTCAAATCAATAAATTTCACCGCAGATAGGTATCTGATTGATGTGCTAGACGGTGTCATTGATAATAAATATCTAGCATTTCCGCAACGTGATATACTTAATAAACTGCCAGGTTCGGTGCCGAGTCCAATAGTCAATGTCATGCCAACAACATCATCGAGATTTTTTGACAATGACTCAATATCATTTGATGACGAGTCGATAACATTTGATCAAGGATAAACAGTAGTATGACAAAACAAACTATCAATATTGGCAACGGCCCTAACACTGCAACTGGAGACTCTCTAAGACAAGGTGCTGTTAAAATTAATGCAAATTTTAATGAAATCTATTCAAAATTTGGAGATACTCAAAATATACAATTTTCAATAGATTTCACTACTGCACCAACAAATGGTCAAACGTTACAGTATGTTGCAGCTACTGGTAAATTTGTTCCAGCAAATCCTCAACAAGGTCCGGCTGGACCAACGGGGGCAACTGGCGCAGCATCAACTGTACCTGGACCAGCGGGGGCAACTGGAGAACAAGGAAACACAGGGGCAACTGGGGCAGTAGGACCTACTGGGGCAGCTGGGGCAGCTGGGGCTACTGGACCTGCTGGACCTGCTGGACCTGCTGGGGCTACTGGGGCTACTGGACCTGCTGGGGCTGCTGGACCAACGGGGGCAACTGGACCAACGGGGGCAACTGGGGCAACTGGGGCAACTGGGGCAACTGGGGCAACTGGGGCAACTGGGGCTACTGGGGCTGCTGGATTAGCATCTTCACGTGTGAGTAGAAACGCAAGCACAAGTAGTTTAGCAAATGGATCTAGCGGAAATATTACAATTACTGGTTTTAAAGGATATGTGCTTTATAAAATTACCTCTACTCATGCTGCGTGGGTAAGATTGTATTCTAGCTCTAGTGCTAGATCAAGCGATGCAACAAGATTAGTAGGAGAGGATCCCTTGTCAGGTGCAGGTGTTATTGCTGAAGTTATTACCACAGGATCTCAAACAATTCTAATTACTCCTGGAACTATAGGATTTAATTCAGATGATACTCCTACTACAGATATCTATGCGGCTGTGGTTAATAACAGTGGTGGTTCGGCAGTAATTACTATAACATTGTCAATTTTACAGTTAGAGGTATAATCAATGTCGTTAATAGACTATGTTCAAACAAAAGAATATATTGTTACTGTATATAATTACAATGATTTACAGTCAATCTATCAAGATTTAGAAACCAAAGATAAGAGTCCCTTAAACACCGACATACTACGAGCAGTTGAATGTACTGATCGAAGACCCTCTAGTAGAAATACAGTTTATCGATTAGCCCATTGGGAAGCTCAAGAATTAAAAAATGATTCTAGAGTTCGATCTGTTGAATTAATTCCATCGGAACTGGGAATTCAAGCAGGTACTACTACCATAACTCAAACTTCAACAGCCTGGGATAAATCTGCTAGCACCAGTAGTTCTATGAAGAATTGGGGACTATTACGTTGTACTGAAGGCGTTCAACGAGCAGGTTGGGGCGGCACAGGTTATCAAGGCAACGGATCAGGAACAGCAGCACAAACAGGAACTATTAATCTAACACAGACTGGAAAGAATGTTGACGTTGTTATCTGCGATGAAAACGGCCTAGTATGGAATCATCCAGAATTCACTGCCAACGCAGACGGCACCGGCA